CCTTCTGCATAAGGGTTAGCAACAATACCGTAACGGGTCTTGAAGCCAATGTTAGGCTGGAAGGTTTCAGCAGATACTGAACGAACCATCTGTAGGGGGATGTAAGGACAGTAGAAGAGTCCAGCATCATAAGGTGAAGAACCCTTATAACCCATGAGGTAGTAGTGAGTATCAGAAACGTTAGCAGAGAAAGGATCGATGTAGACCTTAAACTTACCGTTGATTGTACCAGCGAATAGGTTGCCGGTGTCATCTACGTTGAGGTTGGCGTTAAGCGCAGGGGTGTAATCGAGTACACCAGCCATGGTTAGAGCGGAAGCAACGTCTGCAGAACAGATGATGATGTTACCTTTGCCACGACGTGTGAGTTGAGCAATTGCGTTAGCGTCACGCTCAATTTGGAATAGAAGTCCTTTGAACTTCTCAACGGACCAACGACCGTTGGAATCGAGGTCTAGATCGAAAATACCAGGGGTATTAACATTGTTCTGAGCACCAGGAAGAGCTGTACGATATACAGTACGGATGACTTCGCGGTTGATCTCAGCTAGAATCTCAGAAGAAAGGATGTTAGCTAGTTCAGCTTCAGCATCTAGACCGTGGATAGCACGGAGATCCTGTGCTAGTTCCATGGAGTACTGAGCCTTCAAGGCACGTCCACGAGCTTCTACGACAACCTTCTCAATTGAGAAGCCCATCTGACGGAAACGATAGTCAACACCAGCTTCGGCGTTGTAGTTACCATCATAAGCATCAATACCACCGTACTGACCTAGGTGCTCCATCTCGTGGGTATTCATACCACGGAGATCAGCTAGGACGGGATCATATGCACCGGTACCAACAGGTTGTCCTGCGGCATCGAGTTGTGCACCTGAACCAGGTTGCATTGCCTGCATCTTCTCTTCTTGGGAGAGTTCAGACCATACGTTAGAAGATAGCTCAATGCCGTCAGCGTTAATGAAATTAGATGTTTCATCAGCAGGATCAGCTCTACGACCAGCGTAAGAGAGTGAACCTAGAGGAGCAGCAGCTGTTTCTAGAAGACCAGGGTTGGCATTGATTTCGATGCTTTCGTCATACTGACCAGAGTAAGCATCCTTACCATGTGAATAAGGATATGCACCAGGAACGTGGTCGTAAGGAGCACCGTTGAAACGATCGCCAGGACCAGTAGGAGCATTAGAACCTTGGTAACCAGCACCACTACTAGGTAGACCGTAGCCAGCAGAGAAGGTAGGATCGGGCTCGTCGAAGAATGCTTCGTTAGGACCGTTAGGACCGTCATACATTGAACGCATCGCAAAGATGAGACCAGTAGGACCAGACATAGGCTGGACACCACAGATATCATAAGCAATGAGGTTAGGCATTGAGCGTCTGATCAATGAGATCATGACGGGGTCGAAACCTGCTACAGGTCCACGGCCATCAGCATATGCCGAATAACCAGGAGCCATGTCACCACCTAGGGCAGTGGCAGGAAGTTGTGCACCAGCGGCATAACCATCACCCGCAGGGTTTGTGTTATTGGTTGGTGGGCCACCTTGCATAGTGGCAACATAATCGTGCTCGTTTAGAAGACCTGTGGCTCCACCCATGGCGGATTGCTCACGGAGATACATCTCCTGGTTTTCTAGTAGTTGTGCGGTGACAGCCTTTCTGTAAGGATCATTGATCTCAGGAAGATCGTGATGACTTAGAATAGGTGCCCACTTCTCGGTAAGATGATTAGACATTTGAGTTTAAAAAGTTATTGTGGGTGGGTTTTCATTTAACAGTTCTGGAAAGCGCCTGGGCGTATGATGCCATTGAGTTGGACATTCCATCAAAAACTGTAGGTTGTAGAGGCTCAGTGGACTCTTCTAGATAGGTAGCTTCACCAGCATATTGCTGGGACTCCGAAAGGAATGATTCCTTCAGAACATTGAGCTTCTGACGATAGTGATCTTCACTTTCAAATTCAACAGATTCAGCTAGAGCAGAAAGTCTTTCCTTACCAGACTCAGATAGATCCCAAGAAACATCAGAAACAACTGATTGCTTATTGAAATTGCTCATCTGAGAAGATAGGGAGACATTCACCTCAATCTGTTCGTTGAGTTTGTCTTCCATGTCATCAAGTTTTGCGACCATTGATTCAAATACGTCATACTTTTCATCTGGTAGTGTGACGTAATGATCTTCAAACAAAGACTTAAGTCCTTGCATAAAGGATTCGGAGAGTTCGTTGCGGATACCATTCTCGACAACGAGGGCATTCTCCTCCAGCCATTGCTGACTGGTATAGTTGAGGAAACCCTCAACTCTCTCTGCAATATCGGTGATTTCTTGTTCGAACCGTGCAGAGAATTCTTCCTCCAGCCTTGTCATTTCAAGCTGAAGC